TTGCGAAACAGGGGGGGCAGCGTCCACAGGGGACTGGAACTTGAAGGTTTGGTATGGTAGAATGATTAACATAAAACGGAGTTAAGCATACACTCATTATATAGTTGGAGTACCATAAAATGGTAATGCACGCACTACACTAACATTGTTAACAACTTGACAGAATAAGTGATCAACATCAGAATCTGTAACTGCAAAGATATTGGCATCAATATCAGCTGTATTACAATCAATAAAATCTTGATTGAGTGTTGGTGGTGTAGTAGGGTCAAATATACGTGCAGCAGCCCATTGTTTAAGGGTAGTTTGAAATTGACCTGAAATTCTATTAGGCATATATTTATATTCAGAATAACGAGGTACATAGCCAAAAGTACCATCAGTATCAGGTGTAACAACATCAGGCCAAGCCATGATTTCTTTGTTAAGAACAGTTTGTTCGCCAATAGTAGCGAATTCAGGCCAAGCATAGTCTAAGAAATCAGTTTTAAAGAAAGATTTATGAATACCTTGTTGATAAGCTGGTTTAGGTAATACAGACATTATACCAATAATCCATCCGTGTTCTTTAGCATGATATGAACCATGATTACCGGAAGTCATAGCTACACCATGACCTGACATATTTCCTTGAGGAAGAGCATCAGTAGCGGTAGAACCAGTATTATTGAGTACTTCAGATACCATAACAGGAGATTTTGAACCGCAAATATATTCAGGACGTTGAAGACGATCGTCACCGGCGAAAGACATAAACATAGATTTAAGTAGCTCAGTGTAACGAGTACCACCACGGGCAGCTTTTTCAAGCCATCTTTGAAGGGCATTAGCACGACGTAAATCGTTAATAGTACCAGCAGTAATTTCAAGATGGTCAGTATGTGCATAAAGAGCATCAGAAGCATTAGTATATTGTCCATCAACTGCTGGTCTGTCAGCCACTTGGATGTTATCAGGGGACCCGGTTAAATTAGTACCCGCACCAGTAGCGTGGTTACGATAAACAGGTACATCACCAATAGTTCCGCCAATAGGAATGTTTACAGCAGTACCCTTTTGAGCAAAAGGAAGAGAAGAAGTAAAATAATCATGTTCCCAAGCACGTAATCTAATATAATAATTATCAGGGTCATTAGAACCATCTTCTAAAATATATTGTGCTTCAGGCAACAAATTTTCATCTCGATAATATTCGTTAAAAATTTTGTTATAAGCAGAAAAAGGTAAAGCATTAATATTATGTTGTATAGTTGAACCAACAGGGATATCAGTAGGAATACCAAAATCGTTAAAAAGATTTTTTTTGGATTGAGGTAAACTAGTTCCAGCATCAATTTGGAAGTAAGGGTGTGTAGGAACTGCACCACCAACTTTAGTATTCGTGATGAAGTTTTCCCAGTTGGGCCATAAGATACGATTGGGTACAAAGAAGTAATGTGTAGATACATCAAAACGATGCATAACAGGTGCTACAAGAGGTGCAAACCTAATAAGGTTTTGATTAGAAATATTAAAGTGGTCACCGGGTAATACTTCCACATTCATAATAGGGCGGAGTTCGCCCATATTACAAGACATTTTTAAGTCATGCGTTAAGTCAAATTTAGAGCGCTTTGGCGCTTTGATTCGGATAGAGTTCCAAATGTTTTTGTTTTGAGACATGTTTTTAGTTTTAGAGTTAAAATAAGAGGAGAGGATTTATTCCCCTCCCCTAGGGTTTGGGTTCTTGTTACTTCCCAGTAGAGCAAGATTGTTATAGGCGTATTCCACCGCGAGCTACAGTGTAGGTACGGGAACTACGGGTTTTATGCCTTCTTGACGAACATCTGCGATATCCCATTGTTTTTAGTTTTTAAGGTTAATAAATGTAAGTAGGTTAGAAAAGTATAGGTCCATTAGATTAGAATACAAGTTATCAGAGGCAAAGCCATGAGGTTCTTCATCATTAATAGTCCAAAGTAAGTATGTCATTTGTAATAAGGTTTTCGTTGAGTACGACCCCATCTTTGAATAGGGGATAAGAATTTGAAGGGATAAAAGTCATGACTGGTTGCATTACCTGCACCAAGTTGATTTAAATCCCAACGTTTCCAATCTGATTCAAGATTGTCAAGCATAGTTTTAGCTTCATGGCTGTTAGCAGTCCATTTAAGAAGATTAATTTCAGAAGGAATTTTTGTCATTTCAGCTTTAGAGCGTGCAATTTCTTGTATAATGTGAGCTTTGTTAGAAGCAGTTCTTACACGATTCATTTCTTCATCAGTAAAAAGATTACGAACCTCTTGGAGGTTACGTTGAGTTTCACTAGCAGTTTTTTCATTTTGTAGATTAGCAGCAGTCACTTGGAAGGGAAATAGATGATTTCTCTGAGAGAATGATTGTTCATTCAAGGCAGTATTAGATTGAGATTGATTTGTATTAGCATAAGTTTGACCAAGTGTAGCGGCAGCTTGCGCATCCGCATATTTACCTTCAGCAAGAGCTTTGGTAGTTTGTGCTTTTATAAGTTCAGTAGTAGCAGCAGATTGAATAACATTTTGATTTAGTTGACCTTTAGCTATTTTATTTTGAGCAGCAGCAGCTTCGCCCTGGGTAAAGTTAGTTTGGTGAGCCATACCGGGATTAGATACATCCGGAGATTTTATTGGAGCAGCGTTATTCATTTGACCATAGATCAGATTGGGATTTAAGCCAGCAGCTTTGAAACGTCCCATTTGAGCAGCAGGAGAATTGTATTCATTGTTTGCGTTCCAGTCTTGTACGGCATATTGATGTTGTTTGTCAGCCAAGTCTAGAGAAGTATTTTTTGCATTATTTGCTTGGATATTACCAGCAAAAGCATCGATAATAGAACCTAACCATCCCATAGTTTTTAGTTTTAAGAGGGACACCCCCTTAGGATTCCCCAGTGATATAATTAAATTGATAAATCAATATTAATATTTAGTTTTTAATTTTCCAAATTAAAGTTTTTTTAGTTGTTACGGAAGTTCGCTTCGCTGCTTCCGTGATGACCCCATCATAAATGATGTGCATAAGCTAGTACTTTTTTTTCCTCACTTTCACTGCGTTTTTGTTCGTTATTTAGTACTATCATATTATCATTTTATTTGATTTGGTGTCATCTAGCACTAATACATCAAGTAGTTATTAGTGCAGACGACTATTTACCTAGTCGTTACTACCGCGCTTCGCTTGCTTTGAGCACAAAAAAAGCGCCCGTTGGGACGCTTCTTTTTTAGCTCTGTTTTAAGAATGTTTCATTCTTCGTTTTTTGTAGGAATAGATTCCAATGATTGTTCTGAAACAGGTCTAACTGTTTCATTTGCTTTGGCTTTGTTTTTCCAGTAGTCTTTGATTGCATGTTGTTCAGATAAATCAAGTGTTTTAATATTGATACCTGTAGCTGTTTCTAAGTCAGATTCATCCATATATTGGAGGTGTTCTGAGAAATCAGCATTTAGAGATTGACCAAGAGTAAAGCGTGTCATAATTTCACGCATAGTAAGAGATTGGTCAGGAACAGTAAGAGATTTTTGGGACATTTTTAGTCCGCTCGTTTTACGAGGTGTAAGATTTGTTGCGATATTCATTTTCTTTGTTTTTAAAAAATGTCGATAGTTTTTGTTTGCTTAAGATTATGCCTTGCGATTTGAGCAAGGGCATTGTTGTGTTTAAAGTTTTCAAAATTTTTGCCATGGATTTTGAATAACTCAAAATCTGTTTCAATTGCGATAAGTTGTAAGGCATTCGATATAATCTGTTTTTCTTCATCATTGAAAAGTTTATTTCTTATATATCGCGGTAGCGAAATTTTTTGGTTGTCTTCGATGATCGCGAGGCATCTGTTAGCAGGGTCTGCTTTATGCCAGGCAACCATTGCCGGTGATAAATAGTTAAGTCCGATTCCTTTAGATTGTAATTGGAATTCGGGGGTTCTGTCGTCTCGGGCATGTCGCTTTTTGTTAACCAGCTTTTTCGAGATGTATTTAAGGGTGTAGCCGATGGAAGCATCAGATACAGTGCCAGTATGAACATGACCCAAAGGTATGCGGTCAATTGCCCAGCTAGAATGAATAGCAGGGAGATAAGCATTAAACATAATGAGATGATAATGCGGACGTTTGAATTGTGAGCCATATTCTCCAGCGCAGTAATAAACAATTTTTTCATCTGTATATTTTTTGTTCTCCTTACGGAGACGTTTTAAGAATAATTGTACATCGCGTTTTTTTAGAGTATTATATCCGTTGTTAGATTTGGGCGGTTTAGCATACGTGAGAGTAACGAAGTAGGCAACAAGA